GATGCAGCTGCTATTGCGGATATGGACCTTTCTTTGCGAGCAGCATGTGAGGACCGTATATTGTACGACAGAATGCAATGGATCACGCTAAGTGATGCAGATTTTAGCAAGATGATCGCTACAGGCCATGACCGGCACATAATAAGTACCAGGAGAGAAGTTGTCTCGCGTAGTCGCCTACACGGGATGGTAGGCGGGCCGATATGGCTCAGGCGTATAGCGGGCAATATGGGCGAGTCGCTCGCGAACACGGTTAGAATCTGGGAAGGCAGACGACTGCAAGTGTTCAGCCATCCCCCTCGCATAGCTGTCTTCAGTAGTGGTGCAGAAGGCCATTACGAGATATACGCGCAGCTGGTGTACACCACAATTGCTTACCCGATACTCGGCGTTGAACTTGTTAGTAGTGTTACCAAAATACCTAGCGTTCCAACCGAACGCCAACCAAGAAAGATAAGGCTGAAAGATGCTTGAACTGAAGGAGATCGATCTATCAAAATGTTTCGGCTGCGATCATCCTGATGTTCGCACTGATGGTACGCAGTACTTGGCGTACCATCAAACTTGGGGCCACGTGGGCCCGAAATGGCACGTGGGTACGTTTAGCCGCCAGTGGTGGGGCCTATCCATGAATTTTGGCGACTACCGCAAGCAGCTCGACGACGCTGAGTACCCAGATAAAACTAACGAATGGCTACTCCTGTTCGAAATGGGTGGCCCTATCAAAGACAACTCCCGACCCCCGGATGAGCGACAGCTCAGAAAGATACGACTCAAATGACACCAGAAAAAGAAGAAGCGTTAATCGCCAAGTACCCGAGCATCTTTCGGGACTGCAATGGCGAGGATGAAACGGTTACCTGCATGGCCGCTGGGCTATGCGTAGGTGACGGGTGGTGCGACCTTATCGACGAGCTTTGTGCTGAGATCATGAAGCTTGAAGATATCCCCGACTTCAAGGCCTCGCAGGTCAAAGAGAAGTTCGGCGGGCTGCGGTTCTATACGAGCGGCGGCGACGATAAGTCTTATAAGCTAGTCTGTGCAGCAGAGACGTTTTCGTTCTGTGTCTGTGAAGCCTGCGGCAGCAAAGAGAACGTAACAACCTCAGGCGGCTGGCTGGCTACTCGGTGCCACGCCTGCCGGAACCCGCCACGAGACAGTAAGTAATTGGACTCCCGAACGTACCCCCCAGTAGCGGACAGCGTGCATAAGTTATGTATGCGGCAGCACTTATAACGCCGCACACCAGAAATTCAGTACTAAAAACCGCACACTTCTTATTACCGGAGTCCAATGGCAAACACATTCACGGCGTACAAGATCATGCATCGGCCGACCGGTAGATTCTCGTCAGGCGGTAGCTACGCGTGCTGGTCTGACGAGGGAAAGACGTGGTCGAAACTGTCGCACGTCAGGGGTGAGTTACTTCTCCTTGTGCGTAAATCCAGAGTTGAGCTTTATTGACATGAACGTGAAGCTGGGGCTGCAAGACAGATTGCTTGAAGCCTTGGATCACACTAACTAGTGTGTTTCTAACGAAGGAGTCGCAGGATGAAAGAAAGTAAACTATTAGTGCGTTGTGATCCAAAACAGGTGGTCACAGCAGTTCCCGACACTAGCGGCGTGGACGACACGCTAGCACGCGAGGCTGAGCATCTCCTCGGGTACTCGCTCGCCCGCTCTGCATCACAAGGGCGGCTTACGCGGAAGCAAGAGAAGAATACTGAGATGATTACAATGCTGGAAGCGCTGGACCTCCGACCTTTCGATCCGCGGTCGGTCGCGAAGTACCAACAGAAGCAGATCCTGAACGCCACCGGCGGCAGCGAAGTGATGTTCCGTGTTGCACAGCTGGGGGCGATTGTTGGTGCCTTAGGGGTCGCTGCCAGCGCTATTTGCTTGGTGGGAGCTGTCATCGCAACGATCGCGGGCGCAGGCCCCGCGGCCTTGTTGTGGCTTATTGGTTGTCTTGGTTTGATAGGCTTCGCTGGGTTGTTATTCTGGGGCGACGCGAAGGAGCGTAAAGCACAGCGACAAGCTGATTGGCGGGAGGTATCGATTAACAGGTATGAGTTCGCTATCCCAGAGTACGCCTTGCAAACCGCTATAGATATCAAAAAGCAGTACAGCAATGCGAACCTAGTGGTACACTACTTGCACATCTCGCAAATTCCGCGACCGTACCCAGACCCTTTCCTGGTGCTGCGTTTCGAGGGTACACAAGAGTATGAGATGTATCTGGAAGTTTGGGATGAACCTGACTTCAAAGCAAAGCGTCTTGAAGTACGTGACGCTATTAAATAGTGAAACTGAGGGGCACTGGGCAGGAACATCCCGGTGCTAGGTTGTGTGTAGGATAGGTGGGAGGCTATGAGCTACTGGCACAAGTCAGGAGTTAGCCGTTGGTGAAATACCACCCGCAACCTTTCCTCTTTTTAGAAGGAGGTGAAACATGGGGACAACGCTAGTACCCGTGCCGTGGAAGTTTCAGAATAGAAAGTGCTGCCATCACTGTAAGCTGGTTTTCCCTGTGAAGGCGACAGCCGGGTACTGCCCGCACTGCTGGCCTCGCAAATGTTTTGTTGACGTCGGCCAGTTCAGATGGATTCGTACAAGCAAGTGGTGGGAGTTTTGGGTTCGCGGTAAAGGTTACTGGCTACCCATGATGGCGCCATTCACCCGGTACGCAGATGCACCGCCGCGGCCGCCTAGTCGGTAAGTACCTCGTCGTCCCAGTCAGAGTCTTTCTGCATTGTTGCAGCCTTGAGCTGCTCCTGCGTGATCTCGTACTGGGCCATCTCTGCGAGGTTCGGCCACCGCTTACTGCGGTACCAGATGGCTGTGGCGCCAAGGTTAACCGCCTGGGCAAAGTCATCAGAGAACCCGTCCTGCCGTGTGATCCGATAGATCTCCCCGGCAGACATGGTTGTAACCTTGTCTTCTACAAGGGCCAGGAAGTCGCGGATTAATCCAGCATCCTCTTGGCTCTTGTAATCAGCGTCGAAGAACCTCATCATCCCCGTCTTGATCATCGCACAACATAACAAGAGCGTACGGCTCTTATCCACGCGATAGTGAGACCTGGGGTGCTGCTGTGTCGGCGCGACGTGGTAACAGGGCTGCTGCGAGGCAGACCGCACGTACTGACAAGGCATACTCTCACGGGCTTTAAGCCCTGCCTGAATAAGGAATGTCTCACGCAGAGCACCGGCACCAGTGTAATCGTGAGCGAGGATCGTCGGACGGAATATGTCCCACATCTTCTTAATCTCACGAGCCTCCAACAGGTGATCGTGCGGAGTCAGCAATCGACGACCATAGATCACTTCGATCGAACCGTCTAGGCGGAGGCCAAGCAGTGCGGCAGTTGTAAAGCTGACCTTCTTCTCGCCACCACCACCCCAGTCAACACCCAACACAGTCATGCGGTACTTACCGCGGCGTGCTTTGGCATGCTTTATCGTATTAGGGCCTAGATTCGACACCTTGTCGAGTTCTGTAAGGGTAACGAGTTTGGCAGCCGTATCGTACGACTCACCAAGCACTTCGTTAAAGAACACGTTCGCCGGCGTGTTACCCTTACCGGCCTGCTTCGATAACAGTTCAGCCCACTTGTCGGGCTTGCCGTAGTGCAGAGGCATAATCACCTGCGGGACGTGGTAGCCAGCCTGCCACCAGACCCTGGCAGGGAATCGGTGGATCCAGCGGCCCATGCGAGGGCTGATGGCTTGACCGCACTTGTAACAAAGAGTCGCAGGGTGTTTCTCAGAGATATCGTCGTGGTAGGGTCCAATCATCTTCTCAAGATGGAACTCCATTGTGGGTATATTCCACGTGGGGTGCCCGCCCGTGGTGCAATGTAAGCACGGGATGAACCACTCAGCCTGTGAGGACTCCTGCCACAACGCTTCAAGCGTGTTGTCCAGGGTCTTAGGCGTGCCCGTGAACTGGCGGAGCGCCAGGTCAGAGGCAGACATTGTTTCACGAATGATCGGGATATGCTCATGGTTCATATCCTGGACTTCATCGATCGCTACCTTGTCGGCCGAGATGCCGCGACAGCGATCTGCGTTGAGGAACGCGAAAGAGAACAACATTTTTGAGTTGTTGCGGAAGCTCCGATGCAGCACGGAGTTTACCGTATCTGTGCCGATCCACATGTCTTTGACAGGGGATTGGTCGATAAAGGGCTGCACAAACATGGAACTGAAGCGGCGTACCTGTTCGAACAGCGGCATCACGTAGAGCGTGGTGCGGTTAGGTAAGGCCTGTGACAGTACAACCCCGTGAGCTGCCAGCGACGTACTCTTGGATACTTGGCGACCTGTCTTGTAAACTAGAGCTGACGGCATACGAAACCGGAAGACCTCCTCAAATGGGAAGTGATCGATTAACGAATACGGTTCCCCTTTGAGGTTGAGCAAGAGAGGCAACGAATGGGCCATCGTATCTAGATTGCCCGATCGTATCATCTTGTTGTAGGCATTAATGCTATCAGATGGCGATGCGTGCTGGGCACTTCCCCGCACAGTATTGGTAGCTGCTAGCATTGCCTCCACTAACGCCGGTTCCACTAAGACGGGATTAAGCATGTATAACTCCGATGAGGATGAAGACTTGCAAAAGTTCGACTGGGTCGAACAACAGTGCAAGCAATTTTGGCCCACACCGGGTCATTTCTGGGCCACCGTAGTGCTAGTATGGCTAGCATATATGGTAGTCTGCTGTCTGTAGCAAGATAGCACAGGTCATGCGAAAAAGCGAAGACCAAT